ATTGGACTGTCTTCAAAGTTTTCAAATATGCCATCTTGTAACACAGCATCTTTAAATCTGCGTGTGTCTTGGGCATATTTCTTATCATCGACACTAGGTACCATTCTATAGACCCATTTGCTTTTGTCTATTATTTCAGTTTGAACGTAAATCTGTCCATTGGCTGATGCTAAAAATGGACTTGCACAATCAAAGCTCACTGTGAAGTTTGGATTAACATGCTTGCGCACACTGCGTTGGATATCTGTCAATAAACACGCCCATTCAAGTTTGCTAGTACCCAAGAAGTGCATCCAATCGTGGAGTCCTTCTTGTAACAAACCATCAAAGCGTAAGGTAACTAATCGTTTAAGTATCAGATGAACATCACACATGTTCTGTCCACCCATGGCCCAACCATTGAATGGTCGTTTATACTGCTTAGGGTCGCAATATTTTTTCATCAATTCATACCAATCATCAGCTTGCTTGTGATTCTCACCTTGCAATACATTTAAGAATTTACAAGCACCTGTGCGGTTTGCCATAAAGTAATCATTATTGATATAAGTGCCTTGCACTGCTTCTTCAAATGAATTGATACCACTGGCGGCACGCCCTTCTGGACTACGACATACCCATGCTGGAATATCTAAGATCATTCCATAATCCATGTAAGTGTCCATCCATGCTAGCACTAGCTCACGTTTCTTTTGTGCTTTAGGACAACTAGGATCCTTCCAGTCGCCTTCCCACACACCCTTACCAATCTGGAAACCACCACTATCACCTAAGACAAACGATCTACTTCGATCACGATTACGTATCATGTCTTCTTTTGGGCTAACTTTGTTAGTATCTAGTTCTGCGTGACCTGCTGAATATAGTGCCCAATGATACGGAAAGTAAGCCGCATCTGGATTAAGCCAGTTAAGACCTTCAATACCATTTTCAAAATCTGCTGGAATACGTGCCGGATCTACATACGTAGAATCATGTCGTTGCTTGCCTACATAGGTGGCATAGAAGCCACTCAACGCTGGTAAGAATACAGCATAGTCTTTCTGCTTTGCGGTTAAATTATCAATTTCCATAAAATTTTACTCGATTAATTAGTTCGTAGTCGTTGGCATAGTGTTCAGCTAATTTTAACACAAAGTTAGCATCATTATCAACTCTTTCCTTAACATATTTTTTAATGTTTTGATCACCTTGATTGGTTAGATGACTTACATTCATTTTATAACCATTATTATCTAACCATTGCTGAAGATTTTTTGATAAATTAGAATTCACCATAAAAAATATACATTTGTCGATTTCTACATTTTGTAAAAAATAAGTTTGAGTTTCTGTATGATCATCAGTAGTTATTATATTGGCTAACTTATCATATGTCATATGATTATCTTTGGCGGTTAGTAATTGTGCCACAGCACTTATCCATCGTTCAATTGGATCACGTAGAACAATAAGATATTGATCTGCATGAATCAGTATATCACTATGTATAAAACCGTTAGTGTTAATAAGCTGTCTTTTAATAAATGTGCTAGCATTTTTGGGAATATTTATGTAGGTAACATTTTTATTGCTATCTACCCAACATTCACCTAAGTGATGTCCTAGGTGCGCCCATTTATCCATTACTTGCTCTGTGCTGGTAAGATATAGTTGTAAGTTGCTAGTCCTGAATTAACAGTGATCTGTGCCGCACCTTCATCACTGATGCTAAATTTCTTATCACCTGCTAGGTTTAAGATGCTTAATACAGCATTAACTGGCCATGACCAATTTTTACTTAGTATACCAGTAACACCTGCTTGGAACACAAAGTTACCTGCATGACTACTATGGTCACCAAATGATAATTCTAAGTTGCCATTGTTGGTTTTAGCTGTGAAGTTTGCCTCTTCTGCGTTAGCTGATGCTTGGAATTTAAGTCTTTGGATATTGGCCACCGTTGGCTCAAATTCTACATGCCAGGTAACTGCTCGCATTTTAACAGTTTTGAGTTTGTCGTTGACAATCTCTTGGCTCATAAAACGATAATCATTTTTAAAGTCGCCAGCGGCATTTTCGAAATGCAAGCCTACTGCTACCTGTTCACCATTGCGATCTTGTTTGGTTAATGAAATTTTAGCATTGTCTTTGTATTCTGGAATACCTAAGATAGTGTTTAGTTTACCCAAGTTAGGCATACCAAATGTACCAATAAACTCTGCCACTGGTCCGTTTAGTTTAGCCTGTACAATAACACTGCGGTCTTCTGCTAGTGCTTCGATATTGGTTTCTGAGTCAGTGCCTGATACTTTAACTAGGTCAATAATGCCCAAGCCATAAGTGTTTTTAACGATGTCTAATAGATGGTCTCTCATGTAATTCTCCTTTGATAATTGATTATATATGGTTTATTTAGATCTTGCAAGCGGTTTGATAAAATTATTTTACAATTATTTGTGCCATAGCCTGATGTGCTTTTACTGTTTTTAAAACGCCCGGTTTACGTATTTCTGCCCAACTAGCATGGGTATACCATTCCCCAATTAAAGGAATATCTTTAAAATTAATAATTTCATATCCTATATTTAAACAAAGATTTTTTAATAAATCATCTTGAGCATAACTAATTTCCCTAGATTCTGCGACTCTAGCAATTGAATATATATTACAATTATTGTAGCTAAACATAAAAACTCCGCCAGGAAGTAATAGGTCAAAAACTTGTCGTATATGTTGCTCGATTTTTTCAAGCGATAAGAAATTAAAAATTTCCCAACATAACACAAAACCAAATTGATTCTGAGGTAATATCGAAAAATCTTCGTTGGTAATTTGATACATTCTTAATCGGCTTTGATACAATGATGGGTAATCTGCAATTAGTTTATTGTTCCATTCTAGATCATTATAGTAAGTTAGATATAATGGATCACTAGCTATCATACAATCAATCCATTTTTTAAATTTAGGATTTATTTGCATCGAAGGATAGTGCCAATCATTATATTTAATTATTGAAGCTGAAATTAAATGATCTATACTTTCATCAAATATTGATCTAGAAGGAATATTCATTACACTGAATTTTTTATAATATAAGTCATCATTGAATGAATAATTAACTAAATTATCTAATTTAGATTTAGTTTGTGCTTTTAAGGCAGCAATGAGTTTTTTCTCCTCAGATTTGATTTTTTTGTGTTCATCAATAATTTGTTGATATTCAGAGATTATTGATTTAAGATTTTTTTCAAAATCAGATGTATCATGAAGATCTTTTAATTTATCTTCAATTTTTAAAAGCTCATCCTTGTATTTTATTAATTCACTAAGCGTAGACATTATTCAAAACTAAACAAATTGTCGAATGTTGTAGCGATCTGTGTGTTTTCTGCGATCTTCCAATCTAATACACCTAGTAAGTTTTCTACCTTTTGATCTACAATACCAGTTTCCATACTAGCATCATCAAATGGTAAGTCTTTAAACCATTGTGGGATATGTGTTTCGTCTGTGGGATACCCAACACTGCTATAACCTAATGGATTGTCTTTTAACTTACATACCACAGTTTTCATACCATCAACAATACTCATGCTGTATTGATCACCCATCATGCGTTTTAGGTTGTTCCAGTTCATAGCCGCACGCACATGCCCTGGCATATTGGCTTTACCTAGGCGCTCTTCTTCTTTGGTATATTTAGTCAAGTTGTTTACCCGTTTAGGTGTACCTTTTTCCCACGCCGGACGCTCTGTAAACAATAATTTAAAGTCACGCACTTTGTCAATGATTGCTTCACGACCTGTACCGGTTAGCACAGATAACAAGACGTCACTTAAGAAGTCCTGGATGACCTTGGGAGTATCTGATCTCTTTAAGTCTAGGCCCATGGCTTTTACTTTACCTGGAGTGCCGTGACTATCTAAACGATGCCCTTCCATATCATAGATCAGGATAGCATAGCGTTTCTTTTTAATAAACAAACCTTTGAGCGATACACTTTCTCGTCCACCTTTGATCAATTCACCGTGACGTCGTGGAGTATGGAAAGCCCGTTCACAGAATGCTGGAAAACTTTCATTGACCTGATCTGCGATGCTGTCATATAAGCCTACAGCAATATCTTTGTTCCATTCCATCTTGCCTGCTAGAACGTCAGCACGGACCATTGGGTACGCACTAAAGTAACACGAGTCTGTATCACCGTAGATAATTGCTTCACCAGTATGATCATATATACCAGTGATGCACTCATTGATATATGCATCCATGTGACGAGCAATAGTCCGACCTGTTAACGTAGTTGACTGTCCAATACGCTTGTCAAAGAATCTACAACCTGGATTTAAGATAGCACCGTATAATGAGTTCAAGTTAATCTTCTTAACCAATTGACGCTTGTCCCAGAATGCTGTATCTTCATCAGTGACAGCCTCTTTCTTCTTAGCCTGCATGTCTTGTCGTTCAGCATACCAACGTTCTAGTAACCCTGGGATAACACCTTTGCGTTCATTATTAAAGATGGTACCGTTGGCACTGAGTATCCAAGGCTTATTACTGTCAAAGATCAGTCGCCAAACATCTGCGGCACTTAGGACATCACTTGATCCATTGGCCCAATCAATAGTAATCTCTGTACCAACTTCGCCATTCATCACTGCGGTATATTCTAAACTACCAAACAAGTTTTCCCATGCGTCAGCAAAACTGCTACCAGATGTTTGTTTTTCTTTGATATAATGTTCTGTCATGGTCTGACGCAGTTGTCCAACGATAGTCTCTGGTCCCATGTTAAGCGCACGAATCGCACTTGGATACAGTGAGTTAATGTCAATAGCACCAATATAGTCATGCATGCCTGCTTTGGGGGTTGCTACATACGCACCTGCCGCTTGTGTGTCAAACTGTTCATCACGATTACGATTCGGAACAACCATGCCCAATTGATGTGCTTCGTTAATAATAGCCTGTTCAGTGACTGCTACTGCACCCATAGTTGTCTGTAGTAGTACTGTGTTGTCATGTGCAAGTTCGTTGGCCAGGTCTAAGAAGCGTAGTTTAGTATCTAGTTTGTGTAATAAGGCTGTATCCTGTCTATTATACTCAATAAACTTGGCAAAGTCTTTGTTGTATAATTGATCTAACGTGCCTTCATACTGTGTTTTACTTTCACCTAGTTCATATTCACTGATAGCATCTAGACTGTAACTATGACGTTCTTCATAGGTATATTTACGATACAGTTGCATATAGTCCATGTGTACACGGCCAATGAGGTCGAATGTCATGTTACTAGCACCAAAGCGTTCAAACTCACGTTGCTTGGGGAACTGACCCCATAAACAGAAACGGCGTGTATCGTCTTTGCTCAAGACACGATTAGTACGCTGTACCATGTATGGAATATCAAAGCCTTCACTGTTCCAACCTGATAATATGTCAGCATCGTCGATCAAATCTAAGAATGTTTTTAGTAAATCTTCTTCACGTTCCATCAAGAAACAGTTGTCATAGTTCTTAGCAATCTCTTCAGCTGTTTCCCAGCTCATTGACTTGGGTGGAATAACCATGGTCACTAGTTTGTTTAACCAATCGAGATATACCGATACCGCGGTTATGGGATTGAATGGATCTTCCGGACGACTGAATCCTCTGACTGGGTCAAAGTCTACCTCAATGTCAAAGAATGCTGTTTGTAATTTGGGGGATTTCTGTCCTAGATAGTTTTCTTCTAGGCAACGGAACACAGGATTGATGTCACTTTCCCAGATGCGCTTACCGCTATTGATTTTAACTTCTTTATGGAATTCTTTACCTATGCGTGTGCTGAATCGTGACACGGGTGTGTCATAGATAGTGCGGAATTTACCACGGGGGTCATCGTAATAAAAAGTATAATTGGCAGGATACTCTTTGTATTCTCTTTGCCCATTCACTCGTTCAACGATGTAAATGCGATCTTTTGTTCTATCGAACAATGCGTCTACGTAACTCATATTTTTCCTTTTTGTGCGACTTCTAGCTCACACACACTCTTCATGCCCGGGTAGGCGTTTTATTAATTATAACACTAATACTCTGTAAAATCCTATACCATCAATGATAAAAAGCGTAATGGTAGTCATCAACAAGCCAAAACTGCCACGACTGATACTGGTAAACATGCTAATAGTTAATGCCACAAATATAATTGGGTAAACAACCAACCAATCAGTATAAGGCACTGTTAGGCTAACCGACAACGCTATTACTATGTTTAATAACCAATTACATATTTCTAAACATAATCTAACGGGATGGCTATGCCAATCCCTTTTAACAAAATTCCATGTCGCGTGCCAATCGATCAAACCGTGCGACCAACAGTTTCTAAAATGTCTGTGACTGTTTCGTGATCAGCGTTAGTTTCAGTTAATTTTGATTTTTGAGCAATCTTAATCGCTTTTTTGAGCAAACTAGGTTTAATTTCTAATTCTTCTGCTACTGCTTTAACCGTATCATTCAAGCCTGCGCTCAAATCTTCTACTTCTTGTAATACCGCAATACCTTCGTTAATTAACTGTGTTAGTTTAGCTTTTTGCTCGCCTGAAAACATTTTTGATGCCATGATGTGGCTCTCCTTGGTTGAAAAATATAGTATATATTAAATAATTATCTTTGTCTAGCTCATTGATAAAATAAATACTTATATGGAAATAATAGATACTACTAATTGGGGTGGAAAACCATTTGATGTTTACCAAATTTGGGAACAGAGGGAGATCCTATCTTATCAATTTGAATTTGATAATCCACCTATTTTCATTACACAAATAGTGGATTCTATAATTACCAATACGGATTTGTATTGGGGGGAACTTGAATTATTGGATCAAGCATATATACAAAAATCTCTAAGACAACACGGTATTGATTTATTGATATATAATTTAACCATTTTTCCAAAATCTACCTCAGAGATTATCCCGTATACTAAAAATTTAAATTTAAAAGCATCTCTTAAAGAAAAACTTCCAAAAATTTCTATTGTGAGGGGGGCTGGATCTGTTTGGTTTACGTTACTGTTGATAGCAGGATTAATTTACTATAAATTTGATTTGTTTTGGTGGTCAATACTTGCTAGTTGTGCTATAGCAAACACGGCATTAATGGTTATACACGACGGGTGGAGCCATAATTCAATCACTCCAAGATATCGAATAATGGGATATATATTGGATTTATATGGGTATTTATTTACAGCAACTACGTTAAGAAAAATGAATCAGAGGAAAAATATGAGCAGCGGCCATTTAATACATCATAGATATTTTTATGATATCGATAAAGATAATATTTATTGTGGGTTAAATCATAATAATTGGTTCCAATATATTTTTAGGTTCGGGCTCACTCACAATAAAAATAATGAAAAATTTGTCACCGAACAAACGGATAAAGGATTTATCCCCGTTTATAATAAAATGGATAAAATTAATAAGTGGATGGAAAATAACACTGAGTTGATGTTGGCTGTAGCTCACGTTATTTTATTTTTAGTATTGGGGTTAAAATATTATATGTACTTTGTATTAATACCACTCTGGTATTATGGCGTATTTTTATATAGATTTGTTGAGTGGTTATTTTGGAAAACAGCCAGTGATGGTCGAGATTTACCATACACATTTCCATTAATATTAGGCAATGCGTATCATAATTTACACCATAAATATCCAGATAAGGTTATAGTTGGTCCTAAACCTTTGAGGTATATTAATCCTCAATATTGGTTCGTTAAAATATTTTTTAAAAGACATGCAGAATTCTTATAAACAACCTTCGATATGGGAACAGCGTGAATTATTGTCGTTTGACTATAATATCAACCATGGCCCCACCAACGAATTAGTAGAACAAATAGTAGTTGCAATTATAAAAAATCAACCAATGGAATGGGATACTAGTCAATTGTCGTTGGTCGACGAGGCGTTAATACAAAAAAAATTACGAGATAAAAATATTGAGTTATTGTGTTATAATTTAGATTTATTTCCTACTAGTACTGATCAACTGGCTCTGTACATTAAGAAAATACCGTTG